CTTTTAAAAGTTGTAGATGCAAACATAAAAACAGCAAGTGAGCTAGAAGAATTTGCAAACTTGCTGGTTAGAGATGAACTAACAGGTGGGGCAGAAGAGTTTATAGATGGACCACCTTGTTTGCAAGCGTTAACTAAAAATAAATTAAGTGACGGTAGAGATCGTTTTCTATATAATTATATGGTTTTTGCGAAAAAAAAATATGCAGATGACTGGGAAAAACAAGTCATACTAGCTGCTAGAAATTATTTTGTATACTCACAAGAGTGGGACGATAGAAAAGTAGAATTAAAAATTAAAGCATGGAGAAAAGATACCAAAGGTCATACTTGCTCCGAAGATCCAATTGTAAATCATTGCATAAAATCTGTTTGTGTTAAAAGAAAGTTTGGTGTTGCATCTGACAAAAAGAAAAACTGGCCAATGTTAAGTAATCTTACACAGATAGATTATAAACCAAATCCAGAATGGTATTTTACGGTAGAAAAACCTGGAGGTGAAACAGTTCAAGTTCATGCAAACCATGTTAACAAACTTAGAGATCAAAGAGAATTAAAAGGTGTGCTCATGGAACAAGCACACATAGTTCCACCAACAATAAAAAATTCAGAATTTTTTGAAATACAAACAGCATTATTTAGTAAAGTAGATTTAATTAAACCAGCAGAGGGGACTAGTCAGGAAGAAAAACTTCATGAATATTTAAATGAGTATGTGTTTCAAGTATTGGCTAACAGTCATACATCATTTAAAAATGGAGCTACACTAATGGATGATGAACATGTTTATTTTGTGTGGGGTAAGTTTTTTAATTTTTTAAAAAATAAAGAATGGAAGATGAAAGAAGACAGAACAGGTGTGTTGATGAAAACATTGTACAAAATACAAGACGATGACTTTGTATGTAGAAAAAGATATCCAAAAAAATCTGATGATAAAAAATCTAACCCAAGTGTGACCTGTGTTAAAATTTTAAAATCTTATTTTAAAAAGGATGAGTATCAAGAAGAAACTGTCACTATGAAAAATAGAGAAGACATACTATGATAACTAAAGTCTATGGACCACCAGGAACAGGAAAAACTACAAAACTTTTAGAAATAGTTAAACACTACATAGACATAGATACACCGTTAGATAAGATTGGTTATTTTGCTTTTACGAGAAAAGCTGCTAACGAAGCAAAAGAAAGAATGAACAAACCAAAAAAAGATTTACAATATTTTCAAACTTTACACTCACTTGCTTTTCACTCGCTTGGACTTAGAGAAGAAAATATTATGCAACCCCACCACTACGAAGATTTAGGTAAAATATTAAATATAAGAGTTAACTTTCAAGATAAATATAATGATCAGGAGAGTCACTATCTTACGTGTGATAATTTATATTTTCAAATTATTAACAAAGCTAGAAACAAAGATATATCTGTGAGATCTGAGTGGTACACAAGTGAATATATTAACGAGGATATTAAATGGGAGCTACTATCTCACATAGCTTTAAATTTAAAAGAATACAAAGTTAAAAATAATTTAATAGATTTTAACGACATGATTTCTATGTTTATAGAAAAAGATGTTTGTCCTGAGTTTGAGGTTGTATTTATAGATGAAGCACAAGACCTATCTCCTCTTCAATGGAAAATGTATGATGTCTTAGTAGAAAAATCTCAAGATGTTTATTTAGCAGGCGATGATGATCAAGCTATATTTCAGTGGGCAGGAGCTGATGTAAATAGATTTATTAACGAATCTGGTAGAGAAATATTTTTAACACAATCCCACAGAATACCATCACAAGTTCAACAAACATCAAAAACAATAATTAATAGAATACAAGGACTTAGAGTAGGTAAAAGATATAGTCCAAAAGATGAAGAGGGTAGTGTAACAACCATATCTGATATTAATCAAGTTGATACAACAAAAGGTAATTGGTTAATACTATCAAGAACTGCATCTAAATTAAAAGATATCATGAAACAATTAGAGGAACGTGGAGTTTATTATGAAACTAAAAAGGGAAAGAGTTACACAGTAAAACTTTACAAAGCGATTGTGAACTACACTAGATGGACAAAAGGAGAAAGTATTACAGAGAATGAAATGAAAGACATACAAGAATACACAGACAAGATGGATAAAAAATTGACTTGGTTTGAATGTTTTACTTTTGCACCAAAAAATCAAAAAGATTATATACGTTTAATGCTATCAAATAAAGAAAAATTATTTGAAGATGCAAGAGTAAGATTATCTACTATACACGCAGCAAAAGGTGGTGAGTCTGATAATGTAGTTTTGATTTTAGATAACGCCAGGAAGATTAGACAATCTGTCGAGAATAGTGTAAATAAGAGAGATGAGGAACACAGAGTATGGTATGTAGGTGTTACTCGTGCAAGAAAAAATCTTTACTTAATGAGAGCTAAAATAGAAAGGTACGGTTATAATTTATGACGAACCCATTGTTTTTTGAAGCAGTGTTAAAAGACAAAGGTGGAGATCACTACAAAGGTTATGTGATAGAACCTGCAGAGTTTATTATAAAAAATAAATTAGATTTTCCAACAGGCAATGCAATAAAATATCTTTTGAGACATTCTAAAAAAGGTAAAAAGAAAGACTTAGAAAAAGCAAAACACTATATCGATATGATTATAGCTAGAGATTATAAATGAAAGTTCCTTTCTTTGTTGCACAAACTGAGTGGGTAGAGCCAGAAGAGTTTCCGGATCTTAGATCTTACGACGAGATTGCGATTGACTTGGAGACTCGTGATCCTGATTTGAAAAAATTAGGTTCAGGATCGGTGATAGGAAATGGCGACGTTGTTGGAATCGCTGTTGCTGTTCCTGGTCGGAAATTTTATTTTCCGATTGCTCACGCATCAGGTCAAAATATGCATCGAAAAAAAGTCTTATCATGGTTTCAAGATATCATGTCTACAACTTCTGTCAAAATATTTCACAATGCAATGTATGATGTGTGTTGGTTACGTCAGTTAGGTATAAAAATTAATGGTTTAATAGTGGACACGATGATCGCTGCATCACTTGTAGATGAGAATCGTTTTCAATATAGTTTAAATAGTTTAGGTTGGGATTATCTTGGTTATGGTAAATCAGAAAACGCATTAATAGAAGCAGCTAAATCACGTGGTCTAGATCCAAAACAAGATCTATGGCAACTACCCGCCATGGAAGTAGGAGCATACGCAGAAAGAGATGCGGAGTTAACATTGGAACTTTGGCAAGTTATGAAAAGAGAAATTATTCATCAAGATATAGAATCTATTTTTAATTTAGAGACTGATTTATTTCCTTGTTTAGTTGACATGAGATTTAAAGGAGTTCGCGTCGATGTTGAAAGAGCTCACATACTGAAAGAACAATTGTCAAAACAAGAAGCACAATTACTGCAAGAAGTTGAAAAAGAAACACAAATAAATGTTCAGATATGGGCCGCACGTAGCATCGCCAAAGTTTTTGACAAACTTGGATTAGATTATTCCAGAACTGAAAAAACCGAGTCACCATCTTTTACCAAAAACTTTCTTCAAGAACATAAACATCCTATGGTTCAAAGAATAGCAAAAGCTAGAGAGATAAACAAGGCTCACACAACATTTATTGATACGATTATAAAATATGAACACAAAGGTAGAATACATGCAGATATAAATCAAATAAGATCAGATCAAGGTGGAACTGTAACAGGTAGATTTAGTTACAATAATCCAAACTTACAGCAACTACCAGCAAGGAACAAGGACCTAGGACCACTGATTAGATCTTTATTTTTACCAGAAGAGGGACATACTTGGGGATGTTTTGACTATTCACAACAAGAGCCAAGACTAGTTGTGCACTATGCATCTTTGTATAAGTTTCCATCTGTTTATGAAGTTATTGAAGCATACAACAATGATACCTCAACTGACTTTCACCAGATTGTTGCAGACATGGCACAAATACCAAGATCACAAGCTAAAACAATTAATCTAGGTTTATTTTATGGTATGGGTAAAAATAAATTACAAGCAGAGTTAGGTGTCACAAAAGAAAAAGCAGAAGAATTATTTAATCAGTACCACAAAAAAGTTCCCTTTGTAAAACAGCTGATGAACGCAGCATCTAATCGTGCACAAGATCGTGGACAGATAAGAACTTTACTAGGACGACTATGCAGGTTTCATCTGTGGGAGCCAAATCAGTTTGGTATGCACAAAGCCATGCCTCACGAAGAGGCACTCAAGGAACACGGACCAGGGATTAGAAGAGCTTATACATACAAGGCACTAAATAAATTAATACAAGGTTCTGCAGCAGACATGACAAAAAAGTCAATGTTAGAACTTTACAAAGAAGGTATTATAGCACATATACAAATTCATGATGAATTAGATTTATCAGTTGAATCTAATGAACATGCTAAAAAAATTGTTGAGATTATGGAAAATGCCGTTAACTTGGAAGTCCCAAACAAAGTTGACTATGAATCAGGCGAAACTTGGGGCGATATTTATGATTAACTATGGCTTATTTAAATGCAAATATACCACCAATCTACTGTCAAATAAGGAGAGAATATTTATATGATTTACAAGAACATCACGGAGAAGCTGAAGACGTTGTGGTCTTTGGTATTACGAGTATTGCAGGACGTGCCATACTATTCCACTGTATGTTGGAGAACGGCGCGTGTTATTGGAGACTGCCTATCTCAGCGTTTTTCCAAAAATCGCATGACCGAGCCAAAGTGCCGGATATGTCAGTACACGAGTTGGAACTGTGGAACTGTTTTAGTTATCATCCTAGTGTGCATTGCTTTGATTTTTTAGTAGGAGAAAAAGGAAAGTTTCGAGGCATAGACAAAAAATTTTATCATGGTGAGTATCTATTTACCATTGACTGGGCTGCTCCAGATAGTAATATACTAGATGTAGAGCACTCAGAAATACCTCAAGAACATAAATGTGCTCATGTTCTTGCTTTAGACAACGGCAACTTTGCCGCTCAACCAAACAATAGATTAATCTGGAGTGTTCCAAGCTTTACAGTAAAGAACAACTGGCCAGACTACAAGGTACAAACAACCTATTGGAATGTTGAGAACAAAGGGCTGATTACTGAGGACTCTGACAGAATGTTTTATGAGGTAGATAAAAAAGATGAAAAGGATTAAACAGCTATTACTTGTATCAATTATATTAATTGGATTAACAAGTGATGCTTACACTGGATCAACACAAAATAATACATCCGGATCTAACACAGCTATTGAAGGTGGATACACATCCTCTACAACATATGAATCAGGATCTAGCTCTAGTTCCACTACAACAAATAATTCAACCTCTAATATAAGATCAGCACCACCAAGTGCTTTTGCTCCTGGTGTAAACTCATCTGGCGTTGATGTATGTAGTGTTGGAGCAAGTGCAGGAGTTCAAACTTTTGGTTTGGGTGTCTCTGGTGGTAAAACATTTAGAGATGAAAACTGTGAAAGAATAAAACTATCAAGACAATTAGATTCAATGGGTATGAAAGTAGCTGCAATATCTCTTCTCTGCCAAGATCCACGTGTGTTTGAAGCAATGGTACAAGCGGGAACACCTTGTCCATTTGAGGGTAAGATTGGAAAACAAGCTAATACTCTTTGGAAAAAATACGATAAGCTAAGACCTGATTACAGACAGTATACAAAAAATTTAAAAATAATGGAAAAGATCGATGAAAAAACTATTGTTATCAAGCCTTTGCCTCCTATTAAGTCTAAGTCTAAGTAACGCTCAAGAGAGAACCACAGGTAATTTAATCACCAA